CATTTAGTTTAGTATCTACACCAGATAGACACTTAATCTTTTTTGGAACAGAAACAACAATAGGTACAAAGTCTACACAAGACCCTATGTTTATTAGATTCTCTTCTCAAGAGGATATTAATACTTTTTTACCAACGTCAACCAACACAGCAGGTAATCAAAGATTACAAGATGGAACAAAATTAATCGGTGGAATAAAAGCAAAAGAAACTATGTTGATATGGACAGACAATGCTCTTTACAATATGAGATTCGTAGGCTCACCTTTTACTTTTGGTTTTGATCAAGTAGGAACTAATTGTGGATTAATAGGTAAGAACGCTGTTGTAGAAATAGATGGTATTGCTTTTTGGATGTCACCAAAAGGATTCTTTGCTTTTGATGGTACAGTTAGATCTTTACCTTGTACTGTAGAAGATTTTGTTTACGATGATTTTGATACTACAAAAGGACAACAAGTATTTGCAGGTATAAATAATTTATACACAGAAGTCATTTGGTACTATCCGTCTGCAAACTCAGACTTTAATGATAAATACGTAATATATAATTATACAGATAAAGTTTGGTATACAGGCACAGAAGCTAGAACAAGTTGGATAGATGCAGAGATATATGCAAAACCTTTTGCAACAAAGTTCACGAGTAATGCATCAGGGACCTTTCCTGTAATAGTTGGAGAGTCTGGTTTAGGTAGATCACAATTATTTGAACATGAAGTAGGAACTGATCAGGTTGATGAAACAGGAGCTGTTACAACGGTTTCATCATTTATAAAATCTTTTGATTTTGACCTACAAGCTCAAGGGGGAATAGCAGGAGAAACATTCTTAGCTGTTAGACGTTTTGTTCCAGACTTTGAAACAATCGCAGGAAATGCTAAAGTTACCTTAGGAATTAAAAGGTATCCGCAACAGTCTGATAGTTCAAGCAGTCTGAGCCCCTTTACAATTACCTCATCAACTGATAAAAAGGATACTAGGGCTAGAGGCAGGTTTGTTAACATAAAAATAGAAAACGACGCTGTCGCTGAGTCTTGGAGATTTGGTACATTTAAATTAGATATACAACCAGACGGAAGAAGATAATGTCAATATTTACACCTAGCACAGCTTTATATATGGATGTCTTAGACTATTTAGATAGAAGAGGAATTCCAAGTATTGCTGGTATTTTTGATGATTATGATCAAGCAACAAATCCTTATTTAACCAATGAAAACGTTAAATCAGTTCCAGAAAACATAGTACCAGTTGCACCAGATCCAGCGTTAAGAGGTCCTGTGCAAATAGAGGGACCTGGTGACGGACCTAGAGGCACAGGTTTATTTGGTAATTTAGAACCAGGAAGTAAAAGAACAGTTTTAGTAGATGGTGTTCCAACTGAAGTTTATAAAAATATTACAACTGGTCTGTTACAAACCTTTGATGGAAAAAATGTAAAAGGAGATGTAACAGAAACAGGAGCTTATGATTATGAATTTGAAGCTTTTAAAGGAGATGGATTAAATCCAATAAATGTAGGTGGTATATCTGCTTTCTCTCGTCCATCAAGAGTAGATGTTGCAGTTCAACAAGGGGCTGTAGATCTTGCAGCTAGGCTAGCAGAAGCAGAGAAGAAGAAAAAAGAAGAGGAAAAGAAGAAAAGATTAAAAGAACTTCAAGATAAAATAGATGCTCAAGGAGATAACCAAGGAGCCACTTTTTCTGGAGGTAAAGTTACAGGTAATTTAGGTCAAGGACAATCACCTCACTCTTCAATGTCAGATTCTCAAGGAGATAATAGAAATGGGCCTGGAGGAGAAATAGGCGGTGGAGGAGTCGGTGGTGGAAGTATGGGACCTGGAGGACCTGGAGGACCGAGACGAGTGTAATAAAATATTATGGCAAAAATAGTAGTAAGAATACCTGAACCAAAAGCAGAATACGATGCTTCAACACAAAAACAAATTAACAGAGCTATACAATCAATAGTCGATCAATTAAATTCTACTTTCCTACAAGAACTAAATGAAAAATCAGATAGATACTCATGGTTCAAGGGAGGTGGAGATAACAAAGAAGGATGGGGGTTTTAACATGAAGTTCAATATAGATAAAAAAGAATACGATAGCGATAAATTATCTGACAATGGTAAGTTAATCTTAGCTAGATTACAAAGTATAAAAGCTAAGAAAGATCAACTAACTATTGATTTTAGTGAATTGAATGTAGTTGAAAAAAACTATTTAGATTTATTAAAAAAAGAGTTACCAAAAGAAGAAGAAAAGGCGGATGTCAAATAGATATAAAAATGCATTCTATACACCAACTGGTCCAGGGAATCCAGACATCGTATATACATGTCCAAATGAGACCACCACTATATTTCAAACACTTCAGCTTACAAACATAAGTGGTAGTAAAAATGTTACTGTAAGAGTTACAGACGCTTCAGCATCTGCAGATTTTGTAATAGCATATGTAGAAATAACAGGGCCCTTAATTATTAACGTACTTAAGGGCTCTATTGTGTTGGAGGCAGGAGATATTTTAACAATTGAAACTAGTGCCACATCTGGTATAAGTGGAACTGCAGCTTTACTTGAAACTACAAGAGTATATATAGCGGATACAGGAGCATCATAATGTTTAAGGAACCAGCATCAGTAAGATATGAAATAATAAATGGTAAAAAAGTACCTGTTGTTGAGTGTGAAACTGAGGTAGTATTACGTAATAAAAATACAAATTACGAATACTCTTCTGATCAAGAGGCAGAAGATGATATCGCAGATCCAAATTCTCCAACAAAAAGAGAATACATTACAAGATCTTTAAAAATTAAAGTGGCTGCAATGCCACCATTAGGAACAGCATCGGACGAATAATATGACAATAAGTAGAATGCAACAACCAAGACAATTATACGGACTAGGTAGTTT